GATGGCTTAACGATCGGATCGGATGGTGGACGACCAAACACACCACGGTCACGCTCCAGAGTGCGTTCGAGCGCATCAATCTCGGCCCTGGCTACAACTTGGGCAAGTTCTCGCCATTCGGTCGAGCCGGGTGCGACCATCAGCCTTTGAGCCGTCACATAATTTTGCACAGCCGCGTCGACATGGCGTGTCTCGCCTGCAGCAAGTGCTAGGCGCATCGCCGCAAGACGCCGTTGGCGAAGGTTCGCGTCATGATCGCGGGCGCTGATCATAAGTTCGTAGTCAGAATAGAGGTTGATCATGCCATACGGGTCGCGCTCGACATCAACTCCGCCTGCTTCGATAATTTGCATCAGCCTCTCGAGTTCGACGTCCATCTGGGCCTGTGTCGGCATCGAGGCACGCTTTTGGTTATCGTTCTGAAGCGTTTCTTGATGACGTGTCCAGGCTGCAAGATCGAGATCATTCGCTGTGAGTGCGACTGGGTGGAGATTCCGGCAAGTTGGCAGTGCCTGGTTCCAGGTAGAACCGGGCCATCGAAATCTGTGCCTGCAATCGGGCAACTGCGGCGGGGTGGCTGCGCACTGCGATGCTACGATTGCCACCAAGCGGCTCCAGCAGTTCTGTCTTGCCGATAATCTGCTTCAGTGAATTAGGCACGGCGACCCGAGCCCAGAAGCGACCATCTTTTTCTTTCCAGTATTGCAGCTTCCCAGCCATCCCAAAAAAAACCCATTCTGGCATCGTCTCTGGCACCAAGAATGTCACCAAGAATGTCACCAAGCTCGTGAAAACAAGCGCTTTATTTAAGATCAGTGGGTTAGGGTGGTGCTGTGAGAGAGGATTGAACTCTCGACCTCACCCTTACCAAGGTCTGTGTCATGTTGCGATTACCTTTTCGTTTTCAGTTGGTTAGGTGACTTGTCAGACCCGCCCTGTACGGAGTTTGTACGAAACCGCGCCCGAATGTCCGCCTGATCAGTCTCGACATGAGCATATCTGGCGTCGGGCAAGGCGTGGTTTTTCCATCGTCCTGCCTTGGCCGCTGTGATTGGATCGACACCTTGCCGGACCCTCAATTCGGTATAAAAGCCGTGCCGCCCGCTGTGTGCGCTCAATAGCTGGATGCCAGCTTTCTTGCAGATCGTGGCCCATGCCTTGCGATATCCGCCCCGGTCCGCATAGCCGAAAACCTTTGGCGCAAGGGTTTCCCCGGTCTTGCGGTTCATGGGGCGCTTAGCGGGCAGGTTCGCCAGTTCGATCATCATTTCGTGCGAGATAGTCACCCATTGTTCGGGGTGGCCTTTTTGCGCCTTAATCCGAACCCGCTTATTCATCAAGTCCAGATCGGCACGGGTCAAGGATATGGCTTGGTCAATCCGCGCCGCCGTTTCAAACAAGAAGCGCACAAGGGTTGCGTTGTAAACGTCGGCATGGGCGCAGAACGATTCCACCCATCCTACGCTAAAAGGAACCGTTTCTTTGCGGCTTGATTTGCCCCTTGCTTGGTCCTGATCAATGCGTTCCTTTTCAGAATAAGCCTTGATCTTGATCGGGGGCGTTCCTTTGCCAACTTCATGGGCATTGTTGATCACGGCCCGAACAGGCGTCACAACCTGCCGCCACCAAGTATCGGTGCTGGCATCGGGATAGAGTTTTGGCCCAAGGTTCTTTACGCCGCGCGGAGTGATGCCTGCAATGGGAAGGTGCCCGATTTCGGGCAAGACCTTGATCAGATACACGGCGTCTTGCGGTTTGGCGGGATATAGCAAAAGTGCATCGGCAAAGGTCAGGACGGCTTCGTCTCCAATAAGGTGACGACGGATTTGCCGATTTTCTTCAGCGCTGCACCATGCCCGCGCGCCTGCCTCTGTAAATGCACCAGTGCTGCGGCGTTGATATTCGGTGATGCGATTGCCGTTATATTCGACATAGCCTTTGGCCCACCAGACATTCCCCCGGCTATAGACTTCAAGCGGCATGGCTGGCCCTCCATCAAAATTGTGTCAATCTGTTCTGGCGTGATGATCATTGCTTTGCCGCGCCCGTAGCAAGCCCTGAATTTGGATGCCCGTTCACGGATCATGCGTTCGGATATCTTGAAACCCCGCCCGGCCATGATCTCCACCCATTCCGAAGGCGTCTTGCCTGCGTCAAGGATGGTCGATCCGGTCGTGGCGGGGGTTAGGCTCATCACATACCTTTAGACGTTGAAAAGCTGATGCCACCGGGGCGGAGTGTGCTGGCGCGGCGGATGCGGGTTTCCAGATCGGCAATAGCTTTCGCCATTTCCGCATCATTGGCATATTCTACCCGCTTGCCGTCCATCTGGACGACGCGCGCACCAGCGGCGCGGACGCGCAACAGCGCATCCCGCAACGCCTCAAGTTCATTTGTGGGAAGTGCCATCAACCGTTCCGATACCAACCGCGATGGTCGATCCATGCTGCGCCAAAGTCCAAGCGGACCTTGATCATCATGGCGTCCACCTCGAAGGCGACAGTCGTTTCCACCTGCGGGCCGGGCGCGCCTTCAAGATAGGCGTATTCCAGACCGTCGATGTTCGCCGGGTCCGCCGCCAGATACCATTGTGTTGCGGTGGTCAGGCGGGGTTCCACCAGAAGCGACAGCTTGGCAAAGGGGTTCACGTCCGCCACGGCGGTTGCTGCCAGCGTGGTCAGCAACTGTTCGCCAATGGTTTCATATTCGGGCGGCACGATCAGATAGCGGGGGGCGGCATTGATCGGCATACCGTTCGCCGAAGTCTGTTTGCGCATCCGAACCCGCCCGGCGTTCAAGCTGGCGACGCTTGGCGCGGACGCTGCGTCAAGGTTGCCGTGGCCCGCCACAAATACCGCCAGACCGTCACCCATGATCGGGTTGCTTGTCAGGGCCGTGACAAGCTGCGCGTTCTCGAATTCGCGCGACGCGATGCCCATGCGGCGGGAAAAGTCCGCCAGCGCGCCAAGATCATCATTGATCCACATTTGCCGCGTGTAGGGGATGATATTGCCGAAGGTGGCCAGCGTGTTGGTATTGGCCGACTCGGCAACCGAACCCATCGGATATTCGCCACCTTCAAGCACCCGCCGCAACGCCGGGGCGTCGCCAAGCATATACTTGGTCTGCACCTTGAAGTTCGGATACTGCGTCTGGCGCGCGGCGGGGCGCAGACCGGACGGGGCAGCGTCATAGGCGGTGCGCAAGCTGCGCCCGGCGCTATCGCCAAGGATGCCCGCCAGATCGCCGGTGACCATGCTTCCCGCGCGGGTAAACACCTGACTGTCAGACAGCCCCTGCACCGCAATGCCGTGGCGTTTCGCCACTTCGCGGACCACATCGGGCATCCGCAAGTTCGCATACTGGCGCGCCGGGGCAGACAGTTCATGGCCTGGGTTCATCCGGGCATGGATCGCCTCGCCCATGCGGGCGGTGAATACCGCCGGGTCGTTGTGATCGAAGGTGATCTGCGCCGTGGTGCGGGTCCGGGTTTGTGCCTGGCGTTGCGCCATCGCGGCAAAGGCCACTTCGCGGGCCCCTTCCGGCGTCGCCTCTGCGTCGATCTGCCCGTCGGTCCAAGCCCGGTCCAGCCCCGCCAGTTCTGCGATATTGCGAATTTCGGTGTTCATTTCAGCGCGGGTTTGCACCTGCACGTCAAGTTCGGTGGTCGGCATGGTGACTTCTCCATTTCTGAAATATGCGCCGGGATCGGCGGGAACGGGAACGATGGACACCTCAATCGGCGTCCACTTGGTCGCGGTGCGAACCCGCTTGGTGCCGTCTTTGGCTTCGCGGGTCTGCTCAACGGTGTAACCAATCGACAGCCCGCGCAGGGTGCCGTTGGCAACGTCGGTCATCACGGCTTGGGCCGGGCTGGATTCGCGGAACCGGATCACCACAAGCAAGCCTTCGGGGGTCATGCGCGCCGCCTCGATCACGCCCAACTGATCGCGGGTTGTGTCGCGGCGGTGCCCGTCAAGCACCGGGGCACCGACAAGCCGCGCCAGATCGACGCCGCGCAGGTCCAGCACTTCGGTAAAGCCGGGGCGCGCAACCGCCGCCCCGGTCGATACGATTGCTTCAATCGTGCGGGCCTTTGCGTTGAAGGTGGCGGGGCGCATGTTTGCCGCCCGAAGGTGAATGGTCATAGTATCGG